ATCAGGTCACGGACGCCATCTCGAAGCGGGAAGACCTGGAGAACAAGGGCCGGGAAGGAATCATCAAGGTCGCCTCCGGGATGGTCGAGCGGCTCAAGGAATCGCTCAACGAAGTCATGCCCCGCGAGATGTATACGGACGGCATGGCCTCCGGTAACTCCCGGAAGCTCTGCGGCTTCGACACCTTCACAGGGGTCAAGCAGGCGGCTGGCGTCGATCAGTCGATCAACATCACGACCACTGGCTCCTCGCTGAACTTCCAGAACGTCGCTGCCGCCGACCCCGTAATGTGGCCGGATGACAGCTACGCCGGTCTCTCGACGGACCTCGGCGACTACGGTGGTGCCCAGGTTTCGGGTACGTGGCCGGACGGCATCGCTGATCCGCACTTCGACTTCTGGTCTCCGGTGCTGGTCAACAGCAACAGTTCGTTCTTTGGGGCCTCGCCTCAATGGGCGACCTACGCCAGAGACATCCTCAGCTTCGGGATCATTCACTCTCAGCGGAATGCACCGTCTGAGGGGAACATGGACATGGTGGTCTGCGATCGGACGCTCTACACCCAGGCCAGGAACATCCTGACCGATGCAGAGCGGATCATCGTCACCAACAAGACCGGCCTGCGGAGCTTCGGCTTCCGGGACATCTTCGAGATCGACGGCGTGGAAGTCACCTGGGAATACGGCGTGCCCTACACGAACGCCTACCGGACATCCACGGCAACCCCGGTCCCAGCGGCCTACGGCTTCTCGATCGGCAACATGGACCTGTACTCCTTGCAGAGCAGCCTCTTCAAGGTGGAAGGCCCGGAATACGACATCGACTCGGCCCACACCAAGGTTGTCGTGGACTTCCTTGGGAACCTCAAGTTCAAGTCCCCGCGTCGGTTTACGAAGTGGGCGGCTTACTCGGCCACGTCCTAAGGGAACGCCTCCTAAGCCTTTTGATACCAGTCACTTACGAACATTAGACCTGATTGATTTTCAGGAGCGACGACCATGCCGCAAAGTCATCCCATTCCGCCTCCGTTTCTCCCTGGCCAGTTCATGGAGAACAAAGAAGCCTCCACGTCCTCGACTGACCCTACGGGCGCTCAGTACGAGGGGATGGAGTTCTGGTTCGACGACTTCCGCTACGGTCCATCGGGCGGTGCGGTCAACTCGTTGCGCAGTAACATGCGCCGCAAGTTGCGGATCGTCCGTAACTGTATGCAGTGCCCGGCTTTGCCCAAGCGGCTGGTCTGCCTGGGAGAAGAGGGCCTGATTAACACGTCAGAAGCCTACACTTCGTCCGGTGCGACGGACGGCAAGCGCTATCGCGTTGCTGGCGGAACGCTGACGCACGCTCGCGCCACGGGCTATGCCCGCCTTGGAACAGGCGACACCCTTGGCCTTCCGATTCGGCCGTACCCGGTGGATGAATTTCTGCCATCGAGTGGTGCCCCGGACGGTGCGTTGTTCTACGTCGTGGTCGAAGGACCGGCGATCGTGACGACGCAAGTCACGGCGGGTGCTAGCGGCGAGGACATCGCAGTCAACGACCTCCTGTACGCGGCTTCGACAGTCACGACTGTTGCGGCCACGACCAGTTCCTCGACCAGTGGTGGACGTGTTTCGTTCACGCAGAAGATTTCGGTCACAGCCCAGGGCCTCACCGGAAGCTCGACGGCGGACGCCCATCAGTTGGCGGCGTTGTGGTCTGTGTGGGGTTCTGCTTTGTCTACGGCTGCCTCCACTCAATCGACCGCCGAACTGCTCGTGAAAGTTCTTCCACGCCGCTTCTAAGAAACAACCAAACACAACTCACGGGGCTGTCGCATGGTCCACCGAGGCAACCGCGCGACAGCCTCTTTTTCTTTCCGGGGAGAGACAGATGAAAAAGGGAAAACAGGACATCTACTTTGCCTTTCCGGCCTATGGCGGAAATGGCGGTATCTCAATGCTTCACCCAACGATCCTGGAGTGGTTCGTGGGGGTGATGCTCAAGGTGAAGTCGGACCCACGGATCGGTGAGGTCTACACGAAGATTTACTCCGATACCCCGATCACGATGATGCGGAATCGGATGGTGACGGACGCCAGGGAGGCTGGGGCTGACATCCTGATTATGGTGGACTCGGATATGTATCCCGACATCCACGTCAACGAGCCACACTCCAAGCCATTCTGGGACTCCTCGCTCGACTTCGTTCTGAATCACATGGACAAGGGTCCGTGCCTCGTGGCAGCGCCTTATGCGGGTCCTCCGCCGCACGAATGCGTCTATGCCTTCCAGTGGGGAAGGAACAGCAGCACGGGGGCGTTCTGTGACCTGACGCTCAAGAAGTACGACCGCGAACACGCGCTCATGCTGGCAGGGATTCAGCCAGCAGCAGCCGTTGCGACGGGCCTTATCATCTACGACATGCGGGTCTTTGAACTCACGGAGCCGCAGCCAGGGAAGCCAAACTCACAACAGACGGGATGGTTCTACTACGAGTACACCGATCACTTTGCCCGCGACAAGGCATCCACAGAGGACGTGACGGCCACGCGAGACATCAGCATGGCTGGACACCAGCTTCTCGGATACAGCCCGGTGTTCGTGAACTGGGACGCCTGGGCTGGCCACTGGAAGCCCTATCCTGTGCCCAAGCCGGTTCTTCCAACGGTGGAGATGGTTGGGGAAGTCTTTGAACGGGCCATTCGCACAGGACGAAGGTCACTCAACGACCATCTGCGACTGGTTGGCGACGGCAAGCAGCCAGCGGAAGACGAGAAGGTCTGGGGGCTGCCGCACGTCAACGAAGAAGCCCGCACGGTGATCGACCGCTATTCGTGCATGTATACCGATACGTTCTCGCACGCCGAGTTGACCAACATGCTGAACCAAAAGCATGGCCACCCAGCCGACATCAAGGTAGTTGAGATTGGGTCGTTCATCGGCGACATGGCCAAGCGGATCGCGGCTTGGTGCCCTGACGCCAAAATCTGGTGCGTCGATCCCTGGGTGGGAGGCTACGACGGCACAGATGTTGTCAGTGACGTGTACTCAAGATACTCGCCAGATGGAGTCTACAACGCCTTCCTGTTGAACACGGAAGCGTACCGGGATCGCGTCACACCTCTCAGGATGACCTCCCTGGAGGCTGCGAAGAAATTCGAGGACGGCAGCCTGGACTGCGTTTACATCGACGGCGAACACACAGCAGCGGCCGTCACGGCTGACATCGAGGCATGGCTCCCCAAGGTCAAGCCAGGGGGACTGCTCTGCGGCGACGACTACGGACGCCATAGTTGCCCGGAAGTGAAGGGGGCTGTCGATCAGGCACTCGGCAAGGTCGAGAACGCCTGTTTCATGTGGTACATCGAGAAACCAGCGGTCAAGGACGAGGTGCGCAAGAACGGCCACGCTCCCAAGAACCGCATCAAAAAGGCGCTCAAGAGGGCTACCTAACATGGGCAACTTCGACCGCACGACCAACAGCATGACCCGCGCCAAGATGACTCGTCGTCTAGGGCGGAAGCTCGCCAATGAAGTCCTGGATGAGGACCTCTACATCCCGGATGACTTGGTACTCCGTGAGGCAGGAGGCGGTACGGATACCGTGTCGATTACAGCCTCGGCGATGACAGCGAGCGGGGTCTACACGATCCCGGATGCCGGGACGACGGCCGACTTCGTGATGAATGCCGGGGCGCAGTCGATCACGGGAGCGAAGTCGTTCTTCAATGTCGTTTTGAACGGTCCGCTGACAGTGAGCGAAGACGGGGCCATCACCTACAACTGCGCCACGGGCCTCAACCTGCTCAACATCCCAGCCAACCTCGCCAGTGCCTACAAGATCACGGATGGGATTGGGACGGTGGTTGACGTTGATACCCGCACTGGGGTCCGCGTCCTGAACCTCATGGGAGGCGTTGCCGCCGATGTGGTGGCTGCTCTCGGTAGGCTCTCGACCACAGACGGAGTTGCTTCTGGGACCGCACGAGTGGTTGGAGGTCGCTGTACGGCGAATGTCTCGGCAGCAGATTCGCTCCTCGCCTCGGCAGGGGCAGCGGCGTTTGTCTCGTTTGCTCAGACCTATTCGATTCCCGCTGACACGCTCAAGGTCGGCTCCAAGATTCGCATTCGAGCGTTAGTCCGAGTCAGCAATGCCTCCGGGGCCGACACCCTCTCCTGCAAACTCCGGGTAGGAACCACCACGCTCATCACGACGACAGCGGTCGATCCGGGGGCTACGACCGACATCCATATCCTGGAGTTCGAGTTGACCGCACGGGCGGCTCCAGGAGCGACGGCAAGCTGCATTGGATCGGGCACTTGGATCACGAACACAGGCGGGACGATCGCTCACGGAACGGGACTCCTTGGAGCCACGAACCTCGCCACGAATGGGGCGCTTGTGCTGGACGTGCAAGCGGTCTGGTCGGCCACGACAGCCAACACGGCGGCGATCCTGGAGACGTTCGACGTAGAAATCCTTTAACCCACAAATCAGCACCTTCGTCCTCCCCGGCGAAGGAGCCTCGGAGCCGCTAACGAGGCCCAATCCTCGTTAGCGGTTTTTACTACCATGAAAAAGAACACCCAAGAATGCACCTGCATTGACCATGTGGGCGAGACCGTTCTCCCGGCGACCACGGAGTTCTTCTACAAGGACAACAAGGGGAAGCTCACCAGTACGTGCAACACCTGCATGAAGCTCGCGGTGGACCGAGACAAGGCCAACCTCCAGCGGGCAGCCTACCTCAAGATTCACAACGACGTTCGGCGGGGACGCGATTCACCCCATCTCTCCGACCTCACGGAAGAGGTCGTTGAGAAGATTGGGGGTCTCTCTGGTATGGCCGACCGCTTCTGGGCCGACTACGCCGACTCCCCCAAGGGAAGCTCGATCCGCCTCAACTACTGGCGAGTCGTGGGTGACTGGGTGAAGGCCAACACCGAAGGGGGCTACGCCGACAAGCCCGTAGAAGAAATGTCGGATGACGAACTCAAGCGACTGATCTCCGAAGGAGCGCAGAAGTACCTGCCTGATCTCGGATGAACGAGTTCCCGACCATCAAACGGCAACGCTCTCACGTTGAAGCCAAGCTCCAGCGTGCCGCGAAGGAACTCCGTGAACGCCAAAAGGAAGCCCTCAATCTCTATGAGCCTTGGGGTGTTCAAACCAAGGTGCTGGAAGACCTCGCTCGCATCCTCTGCATAGTTGGTGGACAGCGGTCCAGCAAAACCACACTTAGCTGCTTGATTTTATCCCGCATTGTGATGGGTCGGCATCACGACCGCTTCCCGAAGACGGACGGCCGAGCCTATGTCGTGGGTGCCACGATGCAGCACCTCGGCGAAGTCCTCTACCGGAAACTGTTCCGTCCTGGGTTGTTCTGGATCATCAAGGACGAGGAGACGGGACTCTGGCGGACCTATCGCTGGTGGACTGACGAGCATCGCAAGAAGGAACGCCGCCCATCCCCGGCATTGATTCCAGCCCGCTACATCAAGTCCCAGAGCTACCGCCTCAAGAAGGACTTGGTTCCCAAGACAGTCAAGCTCCACAACGGCTGGGAGATCAGCTTCTTCACCGGGGAAGGTATTCCGGCTCAGGGGTTCGACATCGACGTGGCACTGTGCGATGAGGAAGTCCAGTCCAGGGACTGGATTAACGAGCTTTTCCGAGGACTGATCGACCGGGAAGGAACCTTCATCTGGTCGTGCGCCCCGCAGAACAGCACCGAGACGCTCTTGGGTCTGTGGGAGAAGAAGGGACTGGAGGAGTTTGCCGATCTCGATGTGTCGGGCTACCGCATCCCCGTGACCGAGAACCCGCACATCAAGCCCAAGGAAATCGAACGCCGCCGTCAGCAGCTTACCCCGGAAGAAATCGCCGTCTTCATTGATGGCTACTTTGCCACGAGCAGCTTCCTGATGTTCCCGGAGTTCTCCCAAGGGACGCATTGCATCAATCAGAGCGATCTCCCTGGTGGGCAGATTCCCCCGGAGTGGACCCGCTATGTGGCGGTGGACCCTGGCATCGGACGCCTCGGTGTTCTATTCGCCGCCGTTCCTCCTCCGAGCCATCCGTGGCATGACCGGGTGATCCTGTACGACGAAATCTACGCTCCACGGGCGACTGCCTATGACTTCGGACAACTGATGGCCCACAAGTCCGAGGGCTGTGCCTACGAGAAGTTCATCATCGACATGAACCGAGGGTCGGCCACCGAGTCGAGCGGCTACACGATTGCTCACCAATACGAGACCGCCTTGGCTGCTTACGGGGTTCGATCGTTCGCTACAGGCTCAGGCTTCGAGCCGGGCTTCGACGACGTGGTAGCGGGATGCAGCTTGATTAAGACTGCCCTGCGGATGCGGTACGACGGCCGGGGATCACAGATCAGGATCGTCCGGGACAAGTGCCCCAACCTGATCTCCGAGATGACGAGACTCAGAAGGAACCGCGTGAAGACGCAAGGCGGTGCCTGGGTCTACGAGGATAAGCCTGCACCCCGACAGGATTCGCATCTTGTCGATTGCCTCAGGTATACGCTGGGCACCGAACTCCCCTGGGTTCAGCCGGTGGCTCCAAAGCCTGCTGAAAACTGGGCGGTGACCTACATGAAGTGGAAACAACAACGAGCCGGATCGCAACGCCAGCCGGTCACGCTCGGTCCTGCAACTGCTGGCAACCGAGGCTGATATGGCAACTGCAACGAAAGAACGCAAGACGGAAACCCTGGTGGCGTACCGGGACGGCCGAGTGGAACCATTCCAGACGCCTGCCGAGAAGCCACCCTACGTGATGCCCACGGTTTACTCCGGGGACATGGTGCTGTGGTATCCGCACGCCGACCCCTCGCAGTCACCGACCCGCTGCATCGTGGAGTCGGTCGAGAACCGCACGATCCGCCTGACGCCTTACGCCGGTCGAATCATGGGCATCGGCACGAGCGCCGTTCGGCACATCTCGGACCCGCACTTCATCGACAAGCCGGGGGCCAAGAGCGACGGAGCCTGGGACTTCACCTTGGATCACAAGGTCAAGATCGAGGCCCAGCACGCCATCCGCGTGGACATCGACGAACTCAAGGCCCTCGTGAGTGGCTTGCAGTCGGAAATCCAGGACCTCAAGGCCAAAGGGAAGAAGACTGAGTAATGGAACTCGACTTCCTGAAAAACTTTGATGACCGCGAACACCCGCTGCGTTCGATCTGCGCCGCGTGGTGCCGTCTGATTAAGAAGGCGATCGCGTTCAAGAAGAAGGAGTTTCAGGATGACGCCGACGACTGCATGACGTTCTTCAATGGAACGAAGAACGACTTCTGGAACGGCACGTGGGCCAAGTCTTCGGCGGGGTACCTGGGGGAGGATGCCCCGGTTCCCCAGCCGGAGTTCCAGATGATCCTGATGAAGGTCGCCGAGGCGGTCCAACTCTTCGGACCCTCCCTCTACGCCCAGAATCCGGTGGTTGAAATCAACCCCATGCAGCCGATCGAGATTCCCCCGGAGACGCTGGACATCTTCATCAACCCGGAGCAGCCCACCCCGGACCAGATGATCTACCAGCAATTGGTCCAGGCCGAGCAAGCGAAATACAAGAAGAACAAAGGCTCCGCTGCCGTCCTGGCCCAGATCATCAACTACACCCTTCGGGAACTGGACGCCAAGCTGCACTCCCGGAGAGCGATCGACGAAGCCCTCATCAAGGGCATGGGGGTCCGCTGGACGGGTCTCTATCAACCCGATGGAGCCGAACACAAGCTCGTCACCTCCGAGTACGACACGGTAGACCGACTGCTCTTTGACCCTGATGCGGAGTGCGAAGAAGAACTCCACTGGGTCGCTCGTGAGCGGGTCATGCCCTATTGGGAGGCCGAGGAGAAGTTCCAACTGGAGCCAGGGACGCTCAAGGACTACGCCAGCAAGTCTTCCACTGAACGACAGGCGTTCCTGCCCAAGACCAAGGAGACGGCCTCCAAGACAGCCCAGACGAGCGATCTGATCTGTTTCTGGGAAATCTACTCGAAGATGGGCTTCGGGGACAAAATCCTCGGCGTGGATGAGAAGATCAAAGGCTCCTTCGATCAGTTGGGGAGCTACTGCTATCTGGCGATCTGCGACAAGGTGCCCTGGCCCCTGAACCTCCCCTCCGAGATGCTCGATGAGTGGGACGAGGATGAGATTTTCATCCGCTCCCAGTGGCCGATTCCATTCTGGGCAGACACCAAGAGCAACGGCTGGCCCTACACGCCTTTGGCCTTTCACCGGGTCCCTGGCAAGATTTACCCGATGTCCCACTTCAAGCCCGGCATGGGTGAATTGAAGTGGCTCACCTGGGCGATGTCGTTCCTGGCCAACAAGGTACGGACCTCCTGCGGGACCCTGATCGGCGTCCTCAAGGCTGCTGGCGATGATCTCAAAGCAGCCCTCAAGAGCAATCAAGACAACAAGGTCGTCGAACTAGAGAAGATGCTCGGCGACGACGTAGCGAAGATCGTCACCTACCTCCAGCAGCCACCGTTTCATGGTGACATCTGGCGGGTCGTAGCGGCGGTCTTTGACCTCTGGGACAAGCGGGTTGGGCTGTCGGAACTCCAGTACGGGATGAGCGAGACCCAGGACCGTTCAGCCACCACGACTTCGATCAAGCAAGAGAACGCCTCGGTCCGCGTCACGGACATGGCCTCCCTGGTCGAGGGCTGGTCGGCTGATACCTCCCGGAAGGAAGCCCTGGCGATCCGCTGGATGCTCTCCCCGGAGGATGTTCTGCCGATCTGCGGTCAACTGGGAGCGGCCGTGTTTGCCCAGAACCTCATGTCCTCGGACATCGAGGCAGTCGTCCGCGAGTACAGCTACACCGTGGCGGCGGGTTCCACGCGGATGCAGAACCGCCAGACCAAGATGGCCAACCTCAACGAGTTCATGCGTTCCTTTGGTCCAATCCTGGTCCAAGCCTCGATGGGTGTGGGAACGGTCGAGCCGATCAACCAAGTGATCGTGGAGTGGGGCCGACTGACAGACACGGACGTTGGCGAATGGATGCTCCCGCCGCCTCCTGATCCATCCCAGGCTCCCCCTGATCCGAAGGTGGAAGCCGAGATGCAGAAGATGCAGATGGAGATGCAGCTTGAGCAGCAGAAGGCCCAGATGGACATGGAAAAGCATCAGGCCGAGATGCAGATGAAGGCAATGGAGTTACAGTTCAAGCAGGCCGAAGCCAAGCAGAAACTTGAGTTCCAAGCCGCTGAGGCCCAACTGAAACTCCAGATCGCCCAACAGGACGCCGCCCTCAAGCAGCAGACCTCCATGATGGACATGCAGGTCAAGCAGCAGGTGGCCCAAAACGACCTCGCCGTCCAAGGGATGAAAGCCAGCCAGGAGATGCAGGTCCAGCAGGTGAAGTCCGCTACGGAGATCGAGGGAGCCAGAGTCAAGCAACAGGCCGACATCGAAGGCCAGAAGGCCAAGACTCAAGCGGGGATTGAGGACCAGAAAGCCAAGACCAAGGCGAACGTCGCAGCCACCAAGGCCAAGGCTGCCGCCAAGCCCAAGACTCCGAGACGGGAAAGCTAGAGGACCGCCGACGTGACCGAGGAACTGTTCAATAAGTACCTGCCCGAAATGGACAACGAAGTCCTCGCTGACGAGGGGCGGATCGCACTCTACATCCGCTGCCGTGAGCAGGGAGAGACTCCACGAGGGGCTGACATGCTCGCCTGCCAGCGGGGTCCAGGACTCTCAGGGCACGATGGGGCGTTGCTCAAGGGAGAGCTTAACGGCAACCAGTACGCTAACTGCCCGTGGGTCGGGAACTTCTACAAGAAGACGGCCGAGAAGATGGCTCCCGGCTGCACCTCCGGGGCCAAATACATGACTCAACTGGCAAGGTTCCCAGGGGACCCGAATGGTTGGGTGAAGTCTCAGGCGGACGTGAAGCGTGCCGCCAAGGCCAGGGGCCTCGATCTCGATGGGGTCGTGAAGTGCCGGTACGCCCGCGAGGCCGCTCCCAAGGACCCGATTCCCCTCAGCAAAGACATCGTGAATCAGTACCTCAAGCGTGAGGCGCAGGTGAATCCCGCCATCAAGACTGACGCCAAACAGCGGAAGCGGGCGATCGAGGACATTTACACCAAGCACACGCCCTACTGGAAAAAGAAGTTCCTGAAAGGCTAATCATGCGATCGGTTCCATCGCCTCCGATGGGGGCACTGACGGGCAGGCTAAACGGCATGGTCAAGACGGCCCTCGTCCTCGATGACGTTGCGGCCATCGCTACGGTCACGGCGATCGACGTGGAGAACTTTGCCAGCGGGATCGTAATCACTCCAGCTTCACTGGCCAGCACGGCACTGAATTTCTACATCTCGCATGACGGCACGACCTACGTCCTCCTACATACCGCAGCCAGCGCTCCCGTAACGGTGGTCTGCGACAACGCTGCCAAGGCGTATGTCATTCCACCGTCAGTGTTTACGTCGAAGTACCTCAAGATCGTTTCAGGGAGCGATGAGACCGGGAAGACCGTCACCGCGATCTTTGCAACCTAACCGAGTTCAGAGTCAATCGGGTGAAGGAATAAGAACGTGGCCATCACAACCGCACAACGCAACGCTGGCTATCGGCAACTCGTGCTAGACACGATTGCGGCGCTGCCTGCGCATGAGCGGTTGAACGTGATGGGTCGATTGGCACGAACGATCATCCTGGCCGTGAAAAATGGAGCAAACCAAACGCAGCGAGAGATCGGCAAGGTGGTCGGGCAGGAGATTTGGGCAGCGGCAACGGGATTGAATCCAGTTACGAGCCATCAGTTTTCACACGACCTTCACCGACTCATCGAGCAGACCAAGCCCGATATTGACGACGGCGTTACAACGGCTGACACGTTCACCCCAGAAAACATAACGGTGACGTGATGGCCTTCCCAATTGCCGGGCAACTGCCCAACTATTCGCCGACGCCCGCCAACACCACCTTCGCGGTTGATGCCTCAACGGATTACATCGCGTTCGGCTTTGTGCCGCGAACGAATGCGCCCATTGTTGCCGCCGAGGTTTGGGTCACAACCAAGACCGGCACGCCGCACGATTTGCAATGTGTCCTCGTTGCCAACAGCGCCGGGCTACCGGGTGCGGGAGCGACTCCGACCGACGTAGGTGGCGGCTCGCCGACATTGGTTGCCCTAGCTCACGCTTCGATCACAACCGCATCGCGGCTTACCATCACGTTCACGAATGCCTTTACACCGACACCTGGTACGCGGTATTGGCTCGTGCTTTACCCAGGAGGGACGGGCGGAAGCGCATACTCCGCTTCGCATCGCTACATCTTTAATCATGTTCC